AAATCTCATCCGTCATGTCTATCTTTGGGCGCCCCATTGTGGGATGCGCGCAATACCGACACCGAAGGTTGCACCGCGAGGTAATCTCGATCTGATGCAACTTCTGGATCGGTATTTTCATAGCACCTGCGTTCAATCAGTTCTCCAATCAGGTTGAATGACCCAGATTATGCGATCCCACGCGCACGCGATACGTCAGCGCGAGAAAGTCCGACGCGGCCAGCGTCACGCCAAGTCCGTTCGCGGCACCGAGATAGATACCGTTGGAAGCGTGCGAGTTTGGATAATCCGAGACAAAAGCGGTATCCAGTGGAACGCCAGTGATGGCGTCCGTGTTACCGGCCCACGTCTGCGTCATGAATATCCATTCGCAGGACTGAGCGGATGCGCCCGTGACGTTTGAGGTTTTGCGAGAAACTTCACCAAACCCGGCCTGCACGCTGCTGAGCGTATGTGCCGCTGTCTGCGTTCCTACGCCAATAATGTAGAACACGCTGGATGTTCCAAGCACGGAGCGATTGGCAATCCGGTTCAGCGCGGGATAGAGAACGATGTTTTTAACAAACTTTTCCTCTGTCTGCCCATCCGCCCGGGTAACTTTCGCGTGGAATCCGCCGAATGGCAGAATGCTGTCCGCGATACGCTGCTCAGCGTCCGTCAGCAGCTTGGCGACTTCCTCGCCGGTGTATGTCTTAGAGGTGTCGATCTTCATAGTACCTAGTGCTCTCCTGGGAGAATTTGTTGACCAATGTTGAGAAAAACTCGCGGCTGTGAAACCGGCCCTTGAGTTCCATGCTCACCGCCAGATCGGGCGCTTGGGGAGAGCGTACCTTCATCGTTAAATCAGCATCAAACCCGCTACCCGTAGTCGCCACGCACAACGAGTAATACGGCATCGCATCGGAAATCATCTTGAGCTGCGGAAGTTGCGCGATCTGCTCCATGATCTTGATACCGCGCTTGGCTTCCTCAATGTGACGCGGCAATGAGTAGCCGCTGTTCTGCTCGGCATCGAACTGGATACCCTGTGCGATGTCGCGCAGCATCAGGAACTTGTTAAGCGGTCGCTCCGTGGGATACTTTTCCAGATCGCGTTTCAGCAATGGCAGGTTGCGCGAATACCGCGCGCGTCGCGTCAACTCATCGAAATATCCGCGATGCAGGAATTTCACTTCGTGCCGCACCAGTGAATAAGCAACCGCCTTGCTCACCTCGCTCTCGGGGTGCTCATGGACCATGCCATAAAACTGCACGCCGATGTGATTGCGGAACAGCCGGCACGGGAAGTCCGTTGTCAGCACCTGCTCGGGGTCTACCGAATAATGCACCTGCGGGAATCCATAGCCATTGTGCATCGAGGGCCGCAGCAGCTTGTGCAGCATCCACGGGGTGCGCAGTTCTTCATCCGCATCAATCCACATGATCCAGTCGCCCGATGCTTTGGCGATGCTCTCATTCCGCGCGGCCTCGAACCCGTCCACGGATGCGGACTTTTCAGCGATGGCATACAGGAACGGCCTGTTGGGGAAATCAGTTTCCAGTTGCGCGCACACTTCCAGCGTTCGGTCATCGGTGGATGGATCAATGCAAATCACGATCTCATCCACCCAGTCTACAAAGGACTCAACGCAACGTCGCAATGTATCCTCGCCGTTCTTGACAATGAGACACGCGCTCACCGTCTGGCGTGGAGCAACGGTCTTTAACTTGCGCTCATAGTTCACGGACCACAGCGGCAGGTCGCCCTTGGGCCACACGCACCAGACCCATGAACCCATGGCCCACCCGTTGCGCTCCGTACCCGCAGGGGCTTGCAGCACTTCCAGCTCGTGCCCCGCGCAAATATCGTCAATGTCCGCGCGCTCGAACAGGTGCAGGTGTTCGCGCGTGTTGCGAAACGATTCCGTTCCGGTGTATTCCCAACGGCCCGTCGGGGTAGTCACGACAATACATCCGCCCGGATCGAGCAGTTCACGGAACTGATTCAACAGGGATGCATAATCGGTGACGTGTTCCAGCACTTCGCCCGCGTAGATGATGTCGAAACGTCCTAAGCGCTCATCCTTGGCATCCGCTGCTTGTATGGTTTTGACATTCTCAAGCTGCTCGCGTTTGATCCACTCATCGCACGCAGTCAGGGCATACTGTGAAATGTCCACTCCCACAAAATCATGCATGGGGAACGTCTTGGCCAACGGGACCAGGTAATGACCGTGTGAACAGCCGTAGTCCAGCACGCGCAACGGTTCGCCCTTCTTGCGGTTGTGCTGCTCGGCAAAGAAGTTCAACACCCCCCGATAACGAGTACTGTGCGTCACATCCTCGCCGCTTACCTGCTCACCGAACTTCTCGTAATACTCACGCTGATGGTCCACGTATTGCGCCGCAAAGGACTCAGGCGATTCGGTGAATGAGTACAGCCGGTCCAGTTCTCCGATCACGGAACGCACGATGGGATCGTGTTTCGCATACGGTCCCCCGAGCTTTTCGTTGATGTACCACTGTGCGAATCCAATATCGCTATGCTCTATCGCATCACGCAGGATCGCACCCGGCGAGGATCGGCGCTTCTCGAACGCCTCATCAATAACCGCCAGCAGTCGGTCTGCTGCGCTCGACCATGTGTGCAATGGCGCTGCAGCAAGCTGCTTCTGTTTCAGTGCTTGCAATTCCTCCGGGTACTCACCGGGCTTTACCAACCCGAAGAAGCCCGTGAGGTGATTCCAGAATCCCTCGTAGTCCACCTCGCCGTCCTTGGTGGGGACGAGGAGAGTGCCGGAGCCCGCGCAGGTCTCAGGAAGCGCAGCATGCGCAGAGGTCAGCATCGGTAACCCCGCGTGCATGGCTTCCATTGCAGTGATGCACGACACCTCCTCGAATACGGTGGGATAGAGCAACAAATCGCACTGCCGCTGCAATGCGGCAAGCTGCGGCTTGGACAATGATCCCAACAGCGTGACGTTGTTGAGCGACTTCGCGCGCTCATATAGCGACGAATAGTACGCCTGCATCTGCGGAGCTACCCCGTCATAGCTGCACACCAGCAGTTGCACGGGCAGTCCTTCATCCTGCGCGCGCTGCATCAGGTCCAGCGCGTGATTCAGTCCGCGCTCTGGACGTGATTGGTACAGCAGCAGAAACCTGCCGAGCGGTACGGTAATGTCTTTTTCTGTGCGGCCAAACGGGCCCTCGTTGGAATGCACTAACAGCAGGGCATCATCCGGCTTGCCCGTATACAGAGAAGGGTCTACCCCATTCGGTACAGTCCGCAGCACAGCAGGATTGATATTGTAGATCGACTTGACTTGCTCGCCGTGCCAATCGCTGACGGTTGTTACGACATCCGTCTGCCACATCCCGCCCAAGATTTGCGGGGCACTGCGGTAGAGTGCCAGATCGTGCAATTGCCAGATACAGATTTTAGCCGCGTACTGTTTGTGAAACGCAAACGGCAGCCGCTGGATAATCAGGACATCATGCGGGGAGTTGATTGCGTAGGTCTCAAAACGATCCCCCAATGGATGTTCCTGCGATGGGTCGCCGTGATACAGGTAAGCAACCCCATCAATGATCGCATCAGGTTCACGACTGGACGTGAAACACTTGACCCGATTCCCCCTGCGAGCCAACTCCCTTGCGAGATAATAGGCCGCACTCTCGGACCCGCCGAGAGACTTGCTCTGGACGGTGTTTCCGTTGAAGGGGATTCCAGCACTGTAAATGACTACATCCACGACTAGCCTCCAAATGATTTCTTGAATACCGTTTTCTTGATGTCCACCACTTTTGGTGCATCGGGTACGGGTGTTTTCACCCTGATCCCGTCGCGCGTCAGCAGATCGACCCAGAACTGCCGACGATTAGGGGGAAGGGACTGCAAGCCCTTGCCCAGAAAATCTATCGAGGCGGCATAAAGCGCAGTCTCGTTCACGTTTTCACCCGCGCCCATCGCGCCGCACAACCCCTCGTGTTCGCGCACCATCTGTCGGTCAATGGCTCCCTGCTCATCGGTGAGCACTTCTTCACAAGGCTCGCCCTTGGCATTCCTGTACGAATAAATCGGCACTGTCCTAGCTACCTCCATCTATCGAAAAAAGAGGGCGAGAGCTGTAAAGCCCCCGCCCTCCAAAAACGGCAAGCGATGCGCTGAAAAGCGCCCAAGCGGACCGCGCGTCCCGGGGATAGGGTGTTGCGCCGTCAGATCGCGTTGCCGTTGAACGGATCATATCAAGTAAGCCCGTTCGCCTGAGCGGACCCTACGCCCGCGAGGTAAACGCCATACTCACTACCTGTCACCTTTTCGTCCTGGTAGTACTGCACTTCCACCCCGTCCACGCGAGCGCGTGAATCGAAGTTGTGCCGAATCGCCGCCATCGGCGTGCCCAGTTCAGGGGCAGTCCAACGGAAGCTGTACATGAAGGACGGAGCTTCGCGAGAAGCCGCCATCGGCGCGTAGTACGCCAACACCGCATCCTGCGGGAAGTAGTTACTGAAAGTGGCCGTCTGCGCCTCGTTCTTCGGGTTGTAGAATCCACCCGCCACGAGGAACCGATCCACCTCAAACGCATCCTGCAGCTGCTGCTTGGTCACGATCCCGCCGCCGTTGTTCGTACCATTAATCAGGTTGCGCATGGCAGTTGCCCGACGCATCCAGTTGTACGCACGCCAGCCGCAGATAATGCTGTTCCCACGGGTGCCCGTGGTGGCAGTGATCTGCTCAAGCATCTGAATAACCTGCGAGAACGGATCGCCCTGATTGGTAGCCGCCGTCCAGCTCGATCCGCACAGGAACGTGGTGGCGACATTGGCCTTGGCCGTTGTCAGCGCACGCTTGTCCCAATCCAGATAGAGCTTGTCCGTCAGATACCGAACCGCGCCGGCCTCAAGTTCAAACTGGAACGCCACGTCCATGTTCGCCCGATCTTCAATCGGGGTGTCATAGGCGAGCGCGTAGTTTTTCGCAGAGTACTGCGATGAACTGACCGAGCGGGTGACGCGATTGGCTTCCGTGCCACGAGAGCGCGCCGTGTTTTCGATTGCATAGTATTCCCCGCGATTGAACACCACGTAGGAATCCGTTTCCTTCTGGACCGACACGACTGGCGCGATCTGATCTGCGATCATGCCATCGGGACGGTAATTGATAGCGACCTGAGACAGAAGGTTGTCTACATGAAGGTCGCGGCCTGTTGCTGAACCCATTTTCTATATGATCTCCTGTTGGTAGGGTTGGCTTACAAGCCGCCCCATGCGAAGGGCGAAATGAAGTTGACGGCCACGCGGAACAAGTCTCCCGATCCCGCAACATCCAGCGAGCGGCCTACTGCCGTCCCGCCCGATGCGCACGCGATGAGATAGCCGCTGGTCGTAATCGTCAACGGGTAGCCCAGTGTGGTCACCGCTGCACCCGCAACGCCCTTTGTGATTCCAAGCAGGACTGCGGACAACTGCTCACCCGAGCGGC